TTAAAGGCTGAATACACAATCGAAATGGCACAAGACCTCAAGGCAGTTCACGGTCTTGACGCTGAAACCGAACTCGCAAACATTCTCTCAACCGAGATCATGTTTGAAATCAACCGTGAACTAGTAAGACTAGTTTATGATGTTGCTAAACTCGGTGCTCAACAAGCAGATCTCTCAGCATATACAACTCCAATCTTTGGTACAACCAAGGGTGGTGTTTATAACCTAGAGTCAGACTCTGACGGTCGTTGGAGTGCTGAGAAGTTCCGTGGTCTTCTCTTCCAAATTGAAAGAGAAGCAAATACTATCGGTGCAGAAACCCGCAGAGGTCGTGCAAACATGGCAATCTGCAGCCCAGATGTCGTATCAGCTCTCGCAATGAGTGGTGTTCTTGACTTCTCACCAGCATTTAACGCAGCAATGAACACTGATGTTAATGGTAACACTCTCGCAGGTACTCTATCCGGTGGTAAGATCAAGGTTTACATCGATCCATACTCAGTCCCAACTCATACTGAGACATGGACACCAGTAAACTATGTCTGCGTAGGTTATAAGGGTACAAGCCCATACGACGCAGGTATCTTCTACTGCCCATATGTACCGCTACAAATGGTAAGAGCAGTTGACACTGGTAATTTCCAACCAAAGATCGGTTTCAAGACTCGTTATGGTATCGTAAGTAACCCATTCGTTCAAGGAACAGACAATACTCCAGATGGTCAACGTCTACAACGCAGAAGAAACCAATACTACCGCATCTTCCGCGTAGACAACCTACATGGTAACGACGCAAGTTATGGTGGTGGTTGATAGGTAATATCTAGTCTCTAAGAGAGGGGAGGTCGAAAGACCTCCCCTTATCATTTACATAAATACTTACATGGATACATCTTTCTTAAGATCAGTAATAGCAAGAGAACCACAAACACTCAATACTCTTCAACCGAATGAGTTCCGTGTTGTGTTTCATAGAATTCCTCATATAGTTTACTTTTGTCAAAAAGCAAACATCCCTGGACTTTCATTAAATGAATTCCAACAACCATCTCCATTTGCCACACCTATACGCAGACCAGCAGGGCAAATAACATATGAGAATTTTGATATAGATTTTATGGTTGCAGAGGATATGGAGAACTGGAAACAAATTCACGATTGGATGACTTCAATACCACCAACTGTAGATTATTCATATGCCAAAAAACATCAAGACTATTTTTCTGATGCTACATTATTGGTGATGAATAGTGTTTCAAAACCATTTCTTGCAGTTAATTTTAGAAATTGTTTTCCAATATCAATATCTGGAATTGATTTGCAAACAACAGTCAGTAGTATTAGTCCGGTAACATGTACAGGATCATTTGCATATACTGGTTATTATATTGAAAAGTTGACTAGTTGATTTTCTGTGATATACTTACATCATGACTTTAAATGAACTAATTGAACAAGCAAAAATAGATATGAAGTTTGACGACACAGAACTCGATAGGGAGTCTCTGCGTATTCCCCAGTTACACAACAAGTATCTCAACTTCTATCACGAAGAGAAGTTGCGGTATCAAGGATATAAGACAAACTATTCCAAAATGTTTAAACTCAAGTGGGAATACTATTGTGGTAAACTTAGTGAGGATCAGTTAAAAGAACTTGGATGGGAACCATTTGATCTCAAGATTCTTCGTCAGGATGTAGACATCTATTTAGATGCCGATAAGGATCTAATTGAATTAAAGAATAAGATGTCAATTCAAGAAGAAAAAGTGGATTATTTAAATTCTGTCATCAAAGGAATTACAAATCGACAGTTTCATATACGGGATGCCATCACTTGGCGCAAATTCCTTAACGGAAGTATATGATAAATACTGATATATGGATTTAGTGATTGAACCGTTAGACTCTGTTTATATAAAGGTGGACTGTGATAGAAGTTTTGCAAAGGAGTTATCTGACTACTTTACCTTCCAAGTCCCCGGACATAAGTTCATGCCCGCTTACAGGAACAAACTGTGGGACGGACAGATCAAGTTGTATAACATCTACGGACAGACCATCTATGCAGGACTTGAGGATTATGTTCTCCAGTTTGCAAAGGATAGATCGTATTCGGTTGAGAACCGAATTACAAAAAATAAAGATAGAATCACTCTTGAACAGGTTATAGAGTATATTAAGACTCTGAACCCCCACGCTGCAGGAAAGCGTCTAGAACCCCACCAGCACCAGTTGGAAGCGATCCTACACGCTTTAAACGAGCGTAGGAGCCTTCTATTGTCCCCTACAGGGTCGGGTAAGAGTCTAATCATATATGTCCTATGTCGTTATTTGTTAAATCTTCTACCAGAAGATAAAAAAATACTAATAATCGTCCCAACCATATCCCTAGTCACCCAGATGTATTCAGACTTTTTTGAATATGCATCCAAGACAGGTTGGAAGACACGAGATCATTGTCACAAGATACACGGTGGTCAGGATAAGGATTCAAATAAAAGAATTATTATTTCAACTTGGCAGAGTATTTACAAAATGCCAAAGAAATACTTTGATCAATTTGAAGCAGTGATTGGAGATGAATGTCACTTATTCAAATCCAAATCTTTAAGTGCTATCATGTCTAAATTGACAACTTGCGATTGGCGTATTGGTACAACTGGTACTCTTGATGGTAGCATGACACATAAACTAGTAATTGAAGGATTGTTTGGTAGAGTAAAGAAAGTTACATCTACAAAAGAATTGATGGATAAAGATATTCTTTCTGAACTATCAATTGATTGTTTAGTTCTTCAATATCCAGAAGAAGTACGAAGAGCAATTAAAAAATTAACATATAAAGAAGAAATAGATTGGTTAATTTCAAATCGAGCAAGAAATGAATTTATTTCAAATCTTGCTTTGAATTTAAAAGGCAATACACTTGTTCTTTTTCAATTTGTAGAAAAACATGGCATGGTTCTTCACCAACTCATAGAGAAACTAAATACTAAGGATAAGAAAGTTTTCTTTGTCTATGGTGGTACTGATGTTGAGATGCGTGAAGATGTTCGTAAGTTATGTGAAAAACAAGACAACGCAATCATCATTGCTTCATACGGAACCTTCTCTACAGGCATTTCAATCCGAAGACTACATAATATTGTATTCTCCTCTCCATCCAAGAGCAGAATACGAGTATTACAGAGTATTGGCAGACAGTTAAGAAAGTCTGAACATAAAGATAAGGCTAGACTATTTGATATAGCAGACGACCTACATTGGAAGTCTTATCAAAATCACACTCTTCGTCATTATAATGAGCGATTAAAAATATATGAATCCGAGAAGTTCTCGCACAAGAAGTTAAGTATAAAATTGGAGAGCATATGCAAGATAACGGATACAGAATCATTAAATTAAAAAATGGTGAATCACTAATCACCAAAATTTTAGACAATAGAAGAGCAACCTTGGTTTTAGAAAGACCAATGCAATATAAAAGCGTTATATTATTAGATCAAACATCTATGACTAATAATGAAATGCTTGTGTTCAAGTCGTGGTTAGATTATTCTACCGATAGATTAATTGAAATTAGTGCAGACGGTATATTGGCTATTAGTATGCCGGATAAAAAACTCATAGACTGTTATGAAATGGAAAAGGAAAAAGAAGACAATCCTGCTGCTAAAAATGACATGCCTCTAGAAGATGGCACTGAAAAAATATTAAACATGATGAATCCTGGTATACAAAAACCAAACTCTGAACCACCAGATAATGTAAATATTACTTTCAGTGTCCCACCAGAGATGGCAGAGGAAATTGTAGACATGATGGCTGAAGCCAAAGCATGGGAAGAGTTGGACAATGAATTGGAAGATGAAGATCTTTTCCCAGAGGTAAAACCACCAAAGAGGTCAAAGAAAAAGAAGAAGACAGACGCTTCTTCTAATAAACCCCCTCAAAAGAAAAATAAAAAGGATCTCAAGGAGTTTGGTAATGATTGGTCTGATTGGAGTCCTGATCCTAAAGACTATATCTAGAATAGATCATTAGGTGAACCGTGACACACTAAGTGTAACGAGCGTAGAAAGAAAGTCAATAGGTTTTCCTTGAAAATCTTTTCAGATAGTGTATAGTGTTGAAACAACCGGAGTATATTATGAAAAAGAAGAAAAAGAAATCACTCAAAGTCTCTAAAGAGATAGAGGATTTAGAAATAAAACCCGTAAAAACACCAAAAGTAAAATCCCATTACATAGACAATAAAAAATTCTATAGCGAAATGGTTGATTGGAAAAAGCAAGTAAAAGAGGCAAGGGAAATGGGTGATCCTCTTCCTCCAGTTACAGAATACATAGGTCGTTGCTTCTTAGAAATAGCAGAGAATCTCTCCAAGAAACCAAACTTTATGAACTATGTTTTCAAGGACGAAATGATTGGTGACGGTATAGAAAATTGCTTGATGTATTGTGAAAACTTTGACCCTGATAAATCAAACAACCCATTCTCATACTTCACACAAATAATATACTTTGCATTCATTCGAAGAATCCAAAAGGAAAAGAAACAGAACTACATCAAATACAAGTTCCTAGAATCAATGGATCATGATGGTGATTTCACAAAGTACCTACAAGCGATGGGTATAAGTGAAGAAGAACACGAAAACTACAAGAAGCAAGAAGAAGAAAAAACAAAAAGCAAGAAGCGTAAGAAGCGTAAGAAGAAAACACTCGAATCCTTTATGGAGGATTAAATGAAAGTAGCAATTATTTGTGATACGCATTTTGGTGTTCGTAATGACTCCCCACTATTTTTAAATTACTTTTTGGATTTCTTTGAGAATCAATTCTTTCCGTATCTTCGTGATCACAACATCAAGAATGTACTACATCTTGGTGATCTCATGGATCGTCGTAAGTTTGTTAACTTTCAGACGCTAGCAGAAGTCAAGAAGAGATTTATTAGTCACTTTGACTCTGGGGAGTTTGAGTTGTGGTGTCTTTTAGGAAATCATGACACCTATTACAAAAATACAAACGAGATTAATTCAATTAATCAGTTATTCAATAATACAAAAATTAATATTGTAGAAAAACCAATAAACCTTCAACTGGGTAGTTTGTCTATTGCCCTAGTTCCCTGGATCAATAAGGAAAATTATGAAAAGAGTTTGGATTTTATTAAAAGTACGACTTCGCCTTTTATTATGGGTCATTTCGAACTGACAGGATTCGAAGTTCTTCGTGGTGTAAAGCATGAGGATGGTATGAGTCCTTCTATTCTGTCTCGATTTGAAACAGTTTATTCTGGACACTTTCATTGCAAGCAAAGCGAAAAGAATGTATCTTATCTTGGTACACCATATCAGATCACATTCTCTGATTTGAGAGAGAAGAAGGGATTCCATATTCTTGATACGGAAACTCGTGAACTAGAATTTATTGAAAACCCAAATCGCATATTCTATGCTATTCGATATAACGACGCAGAGAAGGATATGTTGAAGACTGATTTCACAAAGTATAAGAATTGTTTTGTTAAACTAATTGTAGAAAATAAAAACAAACCTTATATATTTGACAAGTTCATGGATTCGATGTATGGTAACTCTGTAGCAAGTCTCAATATCATTGAAGAGAACACTGTAGAACTAAGTTCAGAACAAACCGTTGACAATACAAAGGATACCCTTACAATCATCAACGCAGAAATTGATTCTATGGAAGAAGTTCAAAACAAGAATAAACTCAAGAAGATTATTCACGAATTATACATGGAAAGTTTATCACAATGAACATATTTGTACTAGATAAAAATCCCATAACAGCAGCAGAGTATATGTGTGATAAGCACATCGTAAAGATGATTCTTGAAAGTTGTCAGTTATTATCAACTGCTCATCGTGTTTTGGATGGTCAGAAGGTTGAAAAACAAACCAAGAATAATCGCAGGTACACCTATTACAAATTGGAAGATACAAGGGTAGATCATTATATTTACAAGTCTACAATGATTAACCATCCTTGCACAATTTGGGCAAGACAATCCACTAGAAACTATGACTGGTTGTGTAAGCACACTCTCACTCTTTGCAATGAATACACAAAAAGATATGCAAAAACCCATGTCTCAACTCAACTAGCAGAGTGGTTGTTTAGACACCCACCAATTAATTTAAAGATTGATGATTTGACTCCATTTGCTCAAGCAATGCCAGATCAGTATAAGAACCTAGATGCAACCAAAGCATATCGTGATTATTATATTTTTGAAAAATCAAGGTTTGCAAAGTGGAAACTTGGTAATACTCCAGATTGGTATATTCAAGGACTGAAAGAAAATTCTTTACTAAATAGTAAAGAGGAAATAGAAAATGGAGCAACCGTCTGAAACAAAGTCAAGAATTAAGCAATTGGTAGAAGGCATAGCCAAACGAAGGATTGTAGTTCGTGGTGGTAAACGAAAGACTTTGTTTAGATGCAAACCGGGCGAGAAGAAAGTTGGTAGACAATGCAGAAGAATACCATCTTCCCAGTTGACAAAACTAAAAAGACGGGCTAAACTAGCAGCGAGAAAGTCACGCAACAAAA